TTGATGCACCGTCAACGCTTGACGAGTTCTCACAGCGCGCAACGATTACGCCACAACCGATCAGCAGCGATGATCCACAGGTTCTCGCCACTGATCTCCGCGACATGAACGACATGGTCCTCGAAAGCCTTGAGGACACGTTTGATTGCGCCAATGACCTTGACGAACAAGGGCTTTGCAACTTCATTGCTGAGCGCATTGACATGCACAAGAAGTGGCGTTGGCAACTGACTCGCTCAATTAGCAACGCTGCAGAAGCCCCAGTTGTCGCGCCCATGAACCCACCGGAGGCCACTGAGGTCGAGGAAGAGGACGACGGGATGCTTGAGCGTTCAGTCGTCGGTGAGGCTGAGCTTCGCTCCCGCCCCGATCTGGTTGGTGAGCTCAGGAGTGGAGCTGATGTTGTTGAGCAACGTCACGCCTCAACGAAGGTAGAAGTGCGTGACCAGGGCGATGGCACTTGGACGTTGACTGGTCTTGCAGCGGTCTTTGACTCAATGAGCGAACCACTGGGCGGGTTCACTGAGGTCATCAAGCGTGGCGCTTTCAAGAACGTCTTGAAGGACACGAGCCTTGATACACGGGCGTTGTTCAACCATGACCCGAACATGCCATTGGCCCGGACTACGAACGGCACATTGTCGCTTCGTGAGACACCTCGTGGCCTTGAGTACACGGCCACCATCCCAGCTGGGTTGTCGTATGGCAATGACCTGCGCGTGCTGTTGGAAAACGGCACGATTACGCAGTCATCGTTTGCGTTCAAGATGCCCGCTGGTGGCAAGGGGCAGGATTGGGCTGATGGCCCGGATGGAACGCTTGTTAGAACCATCACAGACTTTGGCGCGTTGCTCGACGTGAGTCCAGTGACGTACCCCGCATACCGCGCAGCTACGGCTGGTGTGCGTAATGAAACTTCCGATGATTTCTCGGAGCGAAGTGATCAGGCCGACGCAACGGAGCAGGTCACAACCCCGGCTGAGGAATCACGTTTGCGGGAAGAGCAGGAGCGAGCGCGTCGAGAACGTGAGCTCCGACTCCGTGAGCGAAAGCTCGCAACCCTAAACAACAACTAAGAAAGGATCATTCCAAATGGAAGATCTGAAGATCGAAGCAGGCAAGAGCTTCAATGAGATGCGCCGCCTGCTTGACGAGAACCCCAACGGGTTCAACGCGGAAACCTCTCAGGAGTTTGACCGTGTAGAGGCAGCTCATGACGCTGCTGTTCGTGCGCTTGAGGCTGAGAAGCGTCTTGCCGCGAAGAGCGTTGAGATTCCGGCTGATGAGGCTCGGAACCTTGCGCTTGCTGGTGGCGAGGAAGTTGTGCTTGATGACGCTGAAGGTGACGTTGAGGTTGCTCGTCCTGAGTCAACTGAGGCATACCGCTCAGCATTCATGAAGTTCCTTCGCAACCCTGAAGTTCGTGCAACGCAGCTCAACAAGGGCACCAGCTCAGCTGGTGGTTACCTTGTTCCTGAGCAGTGGGGCAATCAGGTCATTGACTCCCTTGTTGCTGAGTCGCCGCTGTTTGGTCTTGCTAAGTCATACGTGACTAGCAGTGGCCAGAAGCTGCACATTCCGGTTGTCAACTACCAGAGCAGGCCGCTTCAGGCACCGAACCTCGCGGCAGGTGACGTAAGCGAAGGCACGACCAGTGGCACCAGCACGTTTACGGAGACTGAGGACACGTTCACCGAAGTCGCCTTTGGCAGCTACAAGTTCGGCACAGTGACTGTCGTTTCGGATGAACTTATCCGTGACTCGCTCTTCCCAGTGGACGAGCTGATCCGTACTCAGGCAGCTAAGGCGCTTGCTTACAAGGCAGGCTCATACGTTGCTGCTGGTACTGGCTCAAGCCAGCCACAGGGCATCAACCAAGCAGGCAACATTCTGCAGGCCGCGACTGGCAACAGCACGAAGGTTGTCGCTGATGACCTGATCGCGCTGCAGCACAAGATCGGTGTTCCTTACCGCCAGAACGCACAGTGGGTCGTTTCTGACTCGGCGTATCAGGCAATCAGGAAGCTTGCCGATACCAACGGTCGTTACCTGCTTCAGTGGGATTACGCGGCTGGCGCACCGGCAACCCTTCTCGGGAAGCCAATCAGCGTTGACCCGTACCTGCCCGCTCTCGCAGCATCGGCAAAGCACACCGTTTACGGTGACATCAACGCTGGTTTCGGCATCCGTCGCGTTGCCGGAATCAACATTCGCGTGCTCTTCGAGCAGTACGCGCTTCAGGGCGGTATCGGTTACCGCATCGACATGAGCATGGACTCGCGCCTGCTCGACACCGCTGCACTGGCCGTTTACCAGAACAGCGCTTCCTGATGAACGACGGCCCGCTCCCATTTGGGGGCGGGCCGTTAGTCGTCACTTTCAATCTTCTAGGGGGTTATCCAAATGGCACTTACAACAGTGCGGTTGTTGAGCGCAATGGCAGGCGATCGTGAAAGCCTTGCTGCGGGTCAAGAAATCGCGGTTGAAGCGAAGGTAGCCAAAGCGTGGCTCGAGGCCGGACTCGCTGAGCCCGTGGCTAAGCGTGCCGCGAAGTCAGCTGAGAAGCGCGTCACCGCTGACGTCGAGAGCAGGTAGTTGTGCAGCGTGTGGTCAAGGGCGTCCCGGCAACACTGACGCTTCCAACATCATTGAAAGCATCAGCTGGCACCGTCACGATCACACGCGACCGCGACGCCACAAGCGTCGTGTCAGCTGCAGCCGTAACCGTTGCAGCAACCAGCGTTTCGTATGTCCTCGCTGGGCAAACCGATGAAGCGAACTTGACGGCCACATGGTCATTGACGACCAGCTCGGGCACCGTCACGGTCAGTGAACCGATTGAGGTCACATCGTGCGAAGCCGTGAGCGTTGACGAGATCCGCCTTCGCAGGCCACTCGATGACGTAAACCGTTACCCGAACGCTCAACTGATCCGGGCACGTGAAGCACTTGTCTCGGAGATGAGTGACCGCGCCGGAGTGAAGTTCACTGGTGGGGAGTTCACGGTCACAGTTGATGGCAACGGGGGCACGGACTTGTTCCTCCCAGTTGGCAAGCCACGCTCAGTGACGAGTGTCAGCATCAACGGCACTGCCCTCACTGGCACGGACTTGACGGACATCAAGGTTGATGCCAGAGCTGGGGTGCTGTACCGGCAAGCGTATTGGCCCTCGGGCCGGTTGAACATCACGATCACGGGCGTCAGTGGGTTCGCGCAACCGCCAGGGGGCTTGGCCCCGGCTATTGCTAAGGGCGTTAGGTACATGGTTGTTGATTCACCCACGCAAGACAGGGCGATCAGTGTCAGTTCAGAGGACGGATCAACGAGCAACCTGATGGTCGCTGGCCTTCGCAACGCAATCTTCGCAATCCCAGAACTGAACATGCTCGTCGAGGCACACCGTCAAACGTTCGGTGTCGCATGACTTCAGCCCTGAAAATCACTCGCGCAATCGTGCAACTCGTTGGCACTGCGCCAGCGTTCCAGAACCGGCAGGTCACTGAGGCACATCCGGCAGCACACGCCGAGCAAGAGTTCGTATTCGTCAGTGGAGTCAGGGCCACCGAACAGGCCCGTTCGCTGGGAAAGGCGTTCAAGCGCGAAGAGTTGACCGTTGAACTCGGACTTGTAGTTGAGGTCAACGCTGACGACCCCAGCGACGCCCTCGATCGCGCTTACCGAATGTTCACTGACCTTGAGGACGTGCTCGCGTTGACTCCCACGTTGGGTGTTGACGAAGTGCTGTTCGCTCAGGTGGGTTCGTGGGATCAAAGAATGTTCGCTGCTGATGGCAAGCGAGTTGTGGAAATGACAGTTGACGTGCTTGTCACGTCTAACAAGGAGGCGTGATGCCGGAGTTCAAGTATGGCGGCGCGTTCGACGAAGTAATCGTGCCGCAAGTTGGTGCGGTCAAGCAGGGCGAAAGCGCTGAGTTCCCCGACGAGCTCGCAGCGCAAGTGTCAACTGATTGGGAAGCAGTGTCAAAGGCCGACAAGAAGGCCACAACAACAAGTGAGGAGACGGCCTGATGGCTTACTCAGCTGGCGACCTTCAGGTCGGTTTCGGTGAAGAATCATCGTGGAACAACGCAACATTCCCGACCGTAAATAGGTTCCTTGAGGTTACGGATGAGAACATCAAGCTCTCGATCGACCGCGTGGAATCCAAAGGGCTCCGCACTCAGCGGACGTTGGCGTCAAAGACGAACTGGAACGCCGGGAACATTGACGTATCCGGTGACCTCAGCTTCGAGCTGAACAGTCGTGGCATGGGCCTGATGCTCAAGCACGTACTCGGCGCAGCACCAGTGACGACAACCCCGTCGGGTGGAACGAATGCGCGCACGCACACGATTGGCATGAGCCCAAGTGACATCAGTGACGGCAAGAGCCTCGGCCTTGAAATCGGTCGCACGGACATCACTGGCACCCGTCACCGTTTCCGGTACAGCGGCGTCAAGATTCCTCAGTTTGAGATTTCTTGCAACGCCGGTGAAGTAGCAATGGGCAAGGCAACGATTGACGCTGCAGCAGAAGCCGTCAGCACGACCACGCCAACGACTGCTTCGTACCTCGCTGGCGTGCCACTGGTGTTCACTGGTGCTGCGATCAACGTTGCTGGCAGCTCGTTCGCGGTCAAGCAGTTTGACCTGAAGATCGACCAGAGCCTCAAGACTGACCGTTACGTGCTCGGATCAAGCACGAAACTGGAGCAACTCCAGACGGGCCTTCGCTCGGTAACCGGGTCGCTTGGAGTTGAGTGGTCAGGGCTGACCGCTTACCAGCGCTTCACTGCCGGCACGACGGCTTCAGTGTCAGTGACGTTCGCCACGTTGTCACCGATTGAGGCAAGCGTCACTGGTGGATTGACAATCACACTGCCGGACGTTCGTTTCGACGGTGACACCCCAGTTGGTGGCGGCCAGATCGTGGAGCACAACCTCCCATTCATGGTGCTCGATGATGAGAGCACCGCAACCGCGCCCATTACGTTCGCGTACACCAGCTTGGACACGACTCCGTAAATGCAGACGGGTGACCTGATCAGCGCTGACGTTGATGTTGCTGGCGTCTTGAGCACGCTCAGGCGCTTTGACATTGACGCAGAGAAGGCACTACGGAAGAGCATCAACGCGCTTGGCACTGACGCGAAGCGCAGGCTGGTGGCCGGAAGTCCAGTCGGGCAGAACGGGTTGATGCGCTCCAGCTGGTCAAAGAAATCAATCATTGGCAAGTCAAGGATTTATGTGGCCGCGACGATCAAGAACTGGCCTCGCAGCGTTGCCCGGTACCCGTTCATCCTTGAGAACGGACGCAAAGCCGGTGTCGCTAAGTCGGGCAGGCACATCACGCCTATGCGACCACGCCCGCTGATTGCCCCGACAAGGGTCACGGTCAGCGCGCACGCAAAGGTAGAAATGGAGCGCATCAAGCGCGAAGCAATAAACGCCTTCGGGCACTAAACGCAGGGGGAAACGATGGACGACGTAACACGCATCAAGATCGACGGCGTTGAGTACGAAATCGACGGCAACGACCTGACCTGGGGGGAAGTCGAGCTGCTGGAGAAGGAAACCGGTAAGCCCATTAGCCAGTTGGACTTTGAGTCAGCGACAACAATGCTCGTTCTTGCGTGGCTTGCTAAGCGCAGGAAAGATCCACTGTGCTCCCTTGACGACCTTAGAGCGCTTCCTATGAGCGCGATAGAGGCCGTCGAAGATGCAAACCCTACCCCAGCCGTCGAGGACGGCGTGGTTATCACGGGCGATGGAACTGGGAGCCAGTCTTAGCTGACCGGTTTGGAATCAGGCCGTGGGAATTGTCGTTGTTGAGTGTGCAGGAGTGGAACAAGATCATGCGTTACCTCGAAGAAGAGGCACGCGAGAACCGGAGGCGCTAAATGGCTGGCAATCAAGTCGTCATTTCCGTTGTTGGTGAGAACGCCGCGCTTCGGAAGTCACTTGCGGACAGTGAGCGCCGCGTTCGCCAGTTGGAGAAACAGGTCAACAAGAGCGGCAAGGGTGGCGCTGCGTCAATGGGCGGGCTCACGAAGAGCGTGGGCCTCGCTGCAGTCGCAACGGTTGGCGCTGGTAAGGCGTTCGGGTTCCTTGAGGGCGCAGTTCATCGCACTGAGGACTTGACAAAGGCAACGTTGAAGTTGTCGAAGCAGACGGGGTTGGACAATGTTTCGTCCGCTGAGTTCGTGCAGATGGCGCAGGCTCGCGGCATTGGCGCTGAGAAGCTCGGCACCAGCTTTGGGGCATTGTCTAAGGCGATTTACGCGGCGAACAACGGCAGCAAGAAGCAAGCTGAGGTCTTTGACCAGCTGGGTGTGAGCCAGAAGGCGCTTGAGTCCGGTGACTTGAAAACCGTGTTGATGCAAGTGTCTGACGGTTTGAAGAACCAGTCGAGCAACGCTGATCGACTTGCACTGAGTCAGAAGTTGCTTGGTCGAGGCGGCAAAGATCTGATGGGCGTGTTCGCCGGGGGCAGCAGTGCCCTGAAGGAACAGCTCGGCATGTACAAATCGAGCAGCGAGGCGATCGCTGAGGACTCGCACAATACGAAAGACATGATGGCCAACAAGCGCAAGCTCACGGCTGCGCTTGACTCCATAAAGATCAGCCTGGGCACCGCCGTGATCCCGTACATGAACATGGCGTCAGCCGCACTGGTGAAGTTCTCAAATCTTTCTCCAGGCGTCAAGAAGCTCGTCATGACGATTGTTGGGTTCGCTGCAGCTGGCGTCGCACTCGGCAAGATGGTCAACGTCATCAAGTCAATCTATTCGGCGTTCAAGGTCTTGACCGTGATTCCCAAGATCTTCCTTGCGATCCGTCAAGCGTTCTTCATCTTGAAGCTTGCGTTGATGAGCAACCCGTGGATCGCGCTCGCAACGATTGCCGTTGTCGCAATCGTCTTGATTGTCACGCACTGGAAGCAAGCGAAGCAGTATCTGATGGTTGCGTGGAATGCGATCAAGACCGCTTTCAGGGCAGTCACTGGGTTCATTGTGTCCGCTGCAAGGAGCGGCTTTCTTGGGCCCGCAGCGTGGATCATCACGCACTGGGGTCAGGTCGTGTCGTTCTTCAGTGGCCTTCCGGGTCGGTTGGGTGGCCTTGCTCGACGAGCCGGGTCAGCGATCAGGTCAGGGTTCTTCAATGCCATGAACGGTATTGGCAGCCTCGTCAGTGGCGTGTTCAGCGGCATTGCGGGTGGCATCAAGGGCGCGATCAACGACGTCATTCGGGTCGTCAATCACGCGATTGACAGCGTGAACGGCGTCACGGGGCACGTTGGCATTCACGTCAATCACGTGCCCTTGCTCGCGCAGGGTGGCGTCATTAGCTCCCCAACATTGGCGATGGTGGGTGAGGCTGGCCCCGAGGCCGTCATTCCCTTGTCGCGTCCAGCTCGTGCAGCGCAGGTAATGAAGCAGGCTGGGCTGGGTGGGTCGAGCAACAATTTCGTGATCAACAATTATGGGTCGCAGCTTGACGAGTCGGCACTTGCCGCGAAGCTCGGTTGGCAGCTCGCACAGAGGGGCGTCGCATGATCACGGGCGTGACCCTTACGCCGCCTATGAGCGGTGCTTCAGCAATCGTGTTGCATGGCAGTGGCACTTCCAGCCGGTACTTGAGCCGCATTCAGGGCGTTGTTGGCCCTCCCTCACCTCGGGACGTTCTTCGCGCTCGGTCGCAGGCCGATGGCGCGGTTGATGACACGAAGTTTCTTACGGAGCGCACCATCGTTCTCGAAGGTGAGATTTGGGGCAGCACTGGTGGAGCGGCACTGAGCGACATGAGCACAGTGTCAGAAGCTTTCACGGCCAGCCTGCTCAGTCCAGCGAAACTCACCGTCACCTATGAAGGCGGAACAACCCGGTTCTGTTACGTGAAGCTCAGTGGCAGCGTTGATGTCAGTGTCGAGGGCGCATCCCGCCTAGTGCAGTATCAAGTGCAGTTGCGGGCAGCTGACCCACGCTGGTACGACACGACACTGAACAGTCAAACCGTGTCTATGAGCACGGCAACGTATTCGCCTTCGGCGACGCTGACGAGTGCTGGGACTGCGCCTTCGCCGTTGACTATTGCCGTGACAGCTGGAACCGCTGACCTCGGGATCAACACGATTACCGTGACCGCGCCATTAACGTATTCATCATTGGTTCCGAACACGTACTCGTCGAGTGGCGATCAGGTTCTTGTCAGCACGTTGACTGGAGCTGGCAGCGGGAACCGGATTGGCGTTTCTATGGGCTTGACTCGCACGTTCGTTACCGCAACAAGGTCGGGCGTGTACTCGGCGAGTGGTGTTTCACCGCTCGCGGACGTGCATCAGAAATCCGAGTTCCCGTATGTGTATCCGGGCAGCAACACTGCAGTGATTAGCGGCATTGGAACCTCTGGAATGCTGGGCGCGTCCACAGTGTATTCGTGGTACGACGCTTTCTGGTAGGCCATGAGTTCAACATGGACTGCCTCTATTGAGGACAAGGACACACGTGTATTGGCGTTTGGCAGCACCATCAAGAACGCGCAGCTCACGTTGCCGCTCAATGATGTCAGCACGCTCAGCACGTCATTTGACGTAACGGGGCAGGACACTGCCGCGATCCTCGCTCAGTTGCCTTCGGGTGGCGTGTTCATTCGGCTGGCTGAAAACGGCACAACCCGGTTCTGGGGTCAGCTGACGGATCTGCAGGTCGAAGCGAGCGACGACAGCACCGTCACAGCGTCGTTCTCGGATGTAATGGGCCCGCTCGGAAACGTGCAGAGCGTTTACTACCGCGTTGTGTACAGCACTCAAACTGGGGTTTCGACGTTTCAAGGAAAGCCCAGGGCGTTCTCGGGTTCTCAGTCAGCGATCGTTGATGCGTTGCTGGCGCATCGTGCGGGGCCGGGTGGCATCGACCACTACGGGCCATTGGTGCAGCCGACTCGCTCGGGGTCGAGCACAAGGACTCGGAAGGTGACGGCTGGCACGAGCACGTTGTTGGAAGTCTTGAAGAGCATGAGCGATTTGGCTTATGGCGTTGAGTGGTACGTGTCACCGGATAAGACCGTGACGATCGCGGACACGCTCGGGACTGACAAGACGTCCTCGATCATGCTGCAGTTCGGAACGGCTGGGCGCGGAAACGTCATGTCAGCAAGCAGTCAGTACCTGCCGCCGAGAAACGTCATTTGGGTCAATGGTGACGACAACATTCTCAGGCGCAGCGCTTACAACGAAACGAGCGTTGACACGTTCGGTGAGTACTCAACCGTGCTGCCTAAAACTCGTAGGGCCAGCGAGTCCGACGAGGATCTTGCCAACAGTCGCCTTCGTCCAGCGTGGCGGCAGTTCATCAGTGTCGTGCTTGAGCCGCAGTTTGCGCCGCGTCCGTGGACACGGTTCTACCTCGGTGACCGGTTGCACCTTGACCTGAAGCAAGGCGTCTGGAGTTATACCGGCAATCAGCGCGTGAATCAGATCGTCTTTGACTTTGACGAGTCCCTTGTGGAGTCGTCAATCACAACTCAGTTTGAGGTTTCTTGATGGCTTACATTGAGCGGCAACCAACGCTGCCTGACGCGATCACGAATGGCTTTGATCGCACCAACAGCCTTGAGCACCGCATGATCCGTTCAGCGACTCGGCATAACGAGTTCACTGGCAGCTGGACTGCAACATCATCAACCTCGGTCACGGTCGTCAGTGAGGACATCGTGTGTGAGGACAAGCAGTTGCTTGAGGTGTACGCGCACGGCTTGGGCTCAACGAACGGGGCCAACAAGTTCGGGCAGTTGATTGTCTACATTGACGGCTTACAGATGTATGCCGACACGTTGCTGCAGTGGGGTTCAAGCACTGCAGCCGTCAGCAACGAACGCAGGTTCAGTTATCCAAGCTCGCACTTCGGCGCAACGGACAGGCTTGGCGGGTTCGTGACGGTCATGGACGCCTCCACCAGTTTCCTCAGTGCTGGCGAACACTTGATTGAAATGACACTGGAAACCAGCGGCACGAGTGCGTCATGCACAGTGACTGATTTAGCGATTGCTTACAGGATTTCGTGATGACCGCAGGCGATAAGGAATGGCTCTTGAGAGAACTTGACGGAATCAAGAAGAGCGTTGACAGTGTTGATGAGAAGGTCGATGACGTCCGTGAGCGCGTCACACGTTTGGAGACGAGCAGCAAGGTCACGATTGCGTTCTTGACGTTCTTGATTGGCGCTGTGCCCGTTGGGTTCTTGATTTTCGACCACGTCACTCACTAGGGGGATTTGACATGAGGGAATTGAAGCGCGGCTCAGCGAGCCGTGATGTTGTCGTGCTCAAGAAGCGGTTGTTTGCCCATAAGCGTTGGAGCAGGGCACTTG